AGCAACGTGATTGTCTTATTCGCCGCGAAATCCGCAGCGGCATTCGCGCCGCGCCCGGTAGAAACAGGGCAGACCGTATTCGTGAAGTTATTCCACAGCCATGTGTACAGCGCCTCGGTGTCGGAGTTCGCGCGCTCTGTCGCTCCGGATGACGCAGAGCCAAGAGTGCGCCCGTTGGCGCGAGACCAGCCGGTCCGTGTGCCCTGAACCGGAAGCCAAAGGGCGTCGCCCGTCTGGAATACGGTTGTTGGGTCTACACCGCCGCCTCCACCGCCACCCGAGGACGGGCCGACGACGAGGATATTATCCTGCACATACTGCTGGACACCATTAGCATCGACAATCCTGACCTTGATCTGCCCGTCCGCAAGATAAAAAGCTGGCATCCTGCTGCTGGCATCAAGCGGATATGGGTTTGGAAGCGGGAGCGTTAAATCTACGTCGTAGAAGGCGTTTTGCGGGTCGGATGTGGTTCCCGCTGCGATAAAAAACACCTTCCCGCCAGCAAGCAACTGGCCTACATTGCCGAAGATGGTTTGCATGGATAGACTAATCGAACCAGCCATTCAGGGGTGTCCAGTCATAGAAAAACCCGCCGGTTAGGGCGGGTTAAGGAGACAAGATGCTTCAATTTAAGTGGATTGCTTTTCAGATCGTCATTGCGATGCTGGCCCTGCTTTGGATCGGTACTTGGGCTGACATAACGCAGTACGGGATTGCGCCCGGCCTCATCTCAATGTTCGTTGCGTTTATGGTGACGGGTTTACTTATTCGGTTTCTGGACTGGCGGGCGTCCCGAGGATTCGCCATACGTGATGAGCTTCAGGGCGAGACTTTGCGCCTGTTCCGATCCGGGCGGGACGCGCGCAATGCCGCGAAGAAGATTCGCGGACCCGGGGTCCGTGAGGATGTCCGCAAGCTGCGTTAGATTGCGTCCGAGCCGGTATCGCTCGTATCTGTCAGCGAGGAATTGAACGCCCCGGAGCGGGTTTGAGGCGGCCTTCGCTGCCTCAACGGGCAATCCGCTTCGAGACTGCTCTTTGAGCGCTTCTGTATTGTAAGCCGTTCGCGAGCCGACATTCTGTCGGGTGCCCGTTGCTTCAAGGACATCCAGAAAATTGTTAAATCCACGCCAACGCTCTTGACCATTTGGCAGGGCCTCCACGGCCTCTCTCAGATTCAAGCGCTGTTGCGGGTTACCGACAAGCTGAACGCGGAATTTCGCGCCCCCCGCCTGGTTAGCCCCCGACTGCAAATCCTTTGCAGCCTCGTTGAAAACCCCCTCAATGTGAGCGCGAACCAAATCGGATGCAGCGCGAGGATTTCTATTAGCCAGCGCGCGAACCGTCGTTCCTATCTCATGCTCCGAATTTGCAAGAGGCTGTTTGGGAAACAGCGCCTCAATCGCGTTCTTCGTCGTGGTGTCCCTACCCGCGACTTTACCAAGTGGGCCGTTCAGGAGAGGATTGAGATACTGCTCTCGGAATCGAGTTTGGTTAGCAAGCGCGGCTTGATAGGCGCTGGGACCGTTCGTGGCTGCACGCTCTGCCGCCATGGCAACATCTTTAATGTCCCCGCCGAGTGTCCCGGTTGCTGACGCGACCGCTTGGCTAGCTTGTGGGTTAATCGGAGCGGCGGCGGCAGATGCGCGCTCCTCTAGCTCCTTGGCGACGGCATCGTAAACACGGATGGAACGGTCGCTTTGACCGCGAACAAACGAGTTTCGCGCCGGGTCATTGCGAATGCGGTTCAACGCCTCCACAAATAGCGGATCACCCATCATCGCGGCGTGAACCTGCTGCGGGACTAGATGCTGGCCAGCCGCGTCATATGACGGACGCGTTGCGCGGTTTATTGCAGCCCTCACATCCTGAACGATACGCTCGCCAGTAGCGCCGATGGTTGGGCCGATATTCGACGGCGCATTATTGACCGGCGCGATGCTGCCAAGTTCTTGGCGGACAGCTCCCTCGACCTGCTGAGGACGGCGGCCAAAGAATTCAGCCATCTGCGCTTCAGTCTGTGGGGCAGCCTCCAAATGCCGCATGGTGTTCGTCAGAACCGGACGGCCCGCAACCTGGCTAAGTGCTTCCGGCCATGCCAGATCAATGCCCTGCTGCTGAGCACGGGCCATCAGAGCTTCCGCTTGATCGACCATCTGAGGCGTGACACCCTCAGGCAACTGAGCGCGAATAGCCTGCGCTGCGCTGGACGGGCGATTGAGAAGCGTAGAAGCGCCGCCACCAGCAAGAGCGCCAGCGAACCGCGCGTAAGGCTCGGCTGCCGTTCCCTTGGTTGCCTGCCCCGCCGACTCGCTCGCTACAGCCGGAAGAACGACTTGGCCCGCACGCTGCACGACGCGACGACCAGCGCCGCCAATGCCACCCGGCGCAAACTCGCCAATGGTCTTTGCGTACTCCTCCGCCTTGTTCTGCGGCTCATAGGCTGGCGCTCCGCCGTAGTAATCCTTTTGGATTTGTTCGCGAAGCCGCGCGCTTGTCGGGATAGCACTCAAGAACGATTGCGAGCGGTCCGGGGCCTTGCTCTCGGGCATACCAAGTTGGCGCTCGACGAAATTCGTGGCCGCTCCGATCCCTGCTGCTCCGATGTCCGTAAGATCGCCTAGCGCGCCGCCTAGTCCGGCCACGCCAGCGGCCACGCCAGCATCGGCTGCGTTACCGAGGCCGCGCACCGTGTCCATCACCCCTTTTGCAAACGGGTCGTGATCGACCGGCGTCATCTTTGGGGATGATCCATCAGCCTTGTCTACGCCTTCACCGATATACACCCGCGCCACTCCTGGCGTCTGGGCGGGAGAACCGAATGGGTCTTCGTCAACCGGCGTAAGCGTGACCATTTATTGATCGACCCTCAGATATTTGCCGGGCCGCGCGGGATCGGGAACGTAAAAGTTACCATCCGGGGCCCGTCGTGGTGCTGCCTGCGGCTGGGCAGCACGCGGCTGTGCGGGATTGGTTGAGGTCGAGCCGCCGCCCTGCTGCGGGAAAAGCGGGTTCTTTTCGGCGTAGTCCGCAAGGACCTGATCAAATCCGGCGTCAATGCGCCCGCCGTGTTTCGCGGCGTATTCACGAGCCATCTTCGCCGTTTCTTGCTGCCTCTGATACACCTTGCGGTGATAGCCTATAATCTCTCTGTTGCCATCCGGCGTTGCCGCGAGGTTTGGATTGATGGCCTGCAAAAATTTGACATCGCTATTTGATATTTGCGCTCCGAGAGAGCCGCCAGCAGCGTCAAGCGTTAGCTTGTTGCTCAACGCGCCAAAAACTTCATTTGGCTTAGCCGAGTCTGGTGCCGTGACGCCCATCGAGGCCAGAGCCTGCTTGCCCTTGGTGACTAACTCGCCGCCAGTTCCTGAATAAAAATCAGGGCTTTTGGTGAGGTTTTCCAAATAGTTTAGCGTGCCAATCGCGCCCTGAGCGGTGCGCCCGCCCTTCTGAAAGTTCAGAAAGTTGTCCGCAAGGTCTTTGTTCAGGGCCTTGTCGTACTCTTTTTCGCCCGAATTGACGTTAGTGTTGTTCGTGATCCTCGTAGAACCGGCTTCGGACAGTTTCGTTTTGAACTCTAGGAAGCCAAGCGGTTGCTCCCCCTTCTCAGTGGCTTGCTTGCGGTACAGACCATATGCCTGCAAGTCGGCAGACGATTCTGGGGACACCGACTTCTGAATGTCAGCAACGCTTTTTGCAGCTTCTAGATCGCCAAGACCGACAAGCCGGCCAATGGTTGGCTTGTAATCCATCGCGCCATCAGTCCCGAGCTTGGCAAGCGACAGAGCTTCCGACCGATTGTTTTCGACGCGATTGGTCTTCAGCGTTTTCCCAAGCTGATCCAGCGAGCCCCAATTAATCTCTTGAGGTGCCGCGTAGCCCGGAATTTGAAGCGGCGGTACTGCCATCTTATGCGGCCTTCTTCGTTGCAAGGGCACTGCCGAACCCGCCAACGCCAGAAGCGGTCAGACCCAGATTGGCCAGCGACAGCGCGCCGCCCAGCAGGTTCTTCGCGCCAGCTGACGCGCCAGCAGCTTCCGCATTATTGGCCCCGGCTGTCCCGCTCGTGAAATTACCCTGCAAGCCAATGCGGTTTGTGGCGTCGGTCTGGTAAAGGTTGGCGAGGTTTGTCTGGTTGCCCGCAGCACCACTTCCGGCTGCCATTTCGGGGCTGATTAATCCGCCCAGCCGATCAAGCCAGCTATTGTATTGCGTGTTCTGGTTGTTCTGCGCAAACGTGAGCGCGTCCAGATCGGCGTTGCCGCTGTCCAGCATTCCGCCGGCGGCCCGGCGACGATTGATCGCATCGAGTCCGGCCTTGATCGCCGCATCGTTGCCTGGATTTGTGGTGAAGGACTGTTGCGCCGTTGCGGCCTTGTCCGCTCCGTTCACGCCGAGGGCGTCGAGATAAAGTCCGGTTCCTGCACCGTACTTGTCCTGCAAGCCGCCGTAGATTCCGCCAGCAGCGTCAAGGGCGCTCTTCGAACTGGCAAGGCCGTTATCAAGCGCGGTCGTGCCCTTGCTTAGATAGTCGGCATAAAGCTGGCGGTTCTTGTCCGCAGCCTCGCGCTCGTTGCCGCCGCCAAAGAGGGAGTCAAAGAAGGATGCCATGATATGTCCTATTAAACGTAAGCTGATGTTGGCGGCGTGAAGTTTGCGGTCCAGCGCGGACTGCCGACAGTGTACCGAAACTCATCTAAAGATGCGGATGAAGCCGTGCCACTGTCTCCCGACCTCCCAATGGTAAACGGCCTAGAGCTTGTGTTGATAGAGGACAGGGTTGTTGTGGCTTCCTGCACTCCATCGATAAACAGCCGAAACGTTGTCCCAGCTTTCGTAAGCGCTATGTGATGCCAGCCTGACGTGCCGGAGAAGCCCGTCGTTCCCGTTAAGGATGATACGGACCCTACTCCTGAGCTCACCAGCGAAACAAATATCGGTCCAGTTGCGCCGGCGCGGATAATAAAAAATGACTGAGTACCTAAATTGCCGACGCTGTCTGACTGCCCGCAAAGGCCGTATCCAGATGATCCAGCTACTCCATTATTGTTAAACCAGAAATCAACGGCAAAATCATTTGTACCAATATTGAAATCAGCATGCGCGGGTGTTGAGATATACCCAGCGGACGTAAGCATCGACGTGGAGCCGAACTTCGCAGACAAATTGCTGATCGTTGCATTCGTCGGAGTCCATACATGCGATGACCCGCCAGCATTTACGTCCGTAAACGTCGTGCTTCCGTTGCTGCCGTCCATGTGCAGCAGAATTTTTGTGAAGCTGTCGTTACCGGGAGTGCCGCCGCTGGATAGATACCCGAACCCAAATCTCGTCATGAGACGAGGTCGCCAGCCAAGTACCAAGTGTCCGACCCGTTATAGATCAGAGCCGCAGGCGATCCTGTGCCAGATAGCTTCTTCATGCTTCCCTTCGATACGATGGTCACGCCAGTACCAGCCGCGAATTGAACCGTCCCGGCGCTAAATTGCAGGAAATCCATCTGCAACGTGCCCGCAGGCATCGGGACAGAGCTGACTGGCTGGATCGTGATGGTTAGCGTGCCGCCAACAAAAACAAGATTCCCGACCCAATCGGCGTCAACGTCCTGAGATGAGCTGATGACGAAGCTGGTTCGGACAATATTTGATTTCTGCGCAATCGCAGCGTCTATCGCAGCAAAATCGACATCTGATAGCGGCTGCAACGTTTCAAGAAACTTGAACTTCTCATACCAATCTGGATTAACCGCATTCCCGATTTGCACAGGCACGTTCTGCCCCGGTATCGTGACTTTGCGGGCCATCAGCGCATCACGTCCGCTTGCATCGCTGCGCCCATAAAACCAAACGGCACCGCGCTCGATTCATCGAAGCGCCAACGGACGCCCTGCACATCGGCCTGTCCCCACAGCGCCGAGCGAACGCGTCCAGCCGACAGAGACTGCCGCCCAACCTTGACCGGCCTCGCCGGACTCCATGTCGTGCCGCCGTCCCGAGAGACTGAGATTTCGATGTCGGGATCGGTCTGCACCGGATCGTCACCGGTTGAAATACCTGCGCCCTTCGTCAGGTAAAGCTCAATCCCGTTGACACGCAGAACCTGTGGGAAACCGCCAAGCGGGCCTGTCTCGATCCGCATTCGCAGCGGGTTGCCAACTTCATTATGCGTATCTGCGCTAATCTCAAGGATATTTCCAGAGAGACGATCACCGCAAAGCCACTTGTCGAACGCCTTGACCGGAAACATCCCGCGCCAATAGCTCACCAGATGGCTTCTGCGCTCATGCCACGTCTGTAAAGCAACGTCGAACTCCCAGCACCACGCCGGGGCCTGAACCACGACGTAGCCGCGTCCCTGCGCGATGTAGACCGATACGCTAATTCCAGTCTTGTCAGACTCGCTCTCGATCAACGTATCGATTTCGACCGGTGAGATTGGCGTGAACTCGTATCCGTCGAGCCGCGAAACCTTGAAGTCGTCACCGACTGCGAACAGGCCCTTGCCCCAACCATCGTCATGACCGGCAATCGCATATGGCCCGACGATGCCGCGCGGGATCGTGGCGATATAGGAGAACGGATAGCCCGTGTCATTGACCTGCCCGCCCCAGACCTCAGAGGAAGCCGAACCGACAAGAAGCAATTGCCCGTTGCCGAGAGGGATACCGCGATAAAGTGTATCCGGCTTGCTCTCTGCGGTTGCCAGATCGAGCGTGTTAATCGAGGTGGAGTTGACTCCTGATGTTCGGGTTTTGCCGTCGCCGTAGGTAAAGACGAAAAAACCCTTCAGGAAGGCTACACTGTTTGGCTGCCCGACATCCGCGTCGGGCCAGCTCGATACCGCGCCAGACGATATTTGCACAACGCCGTCGCCGGGAGAGACAATGGCAATGTTTGGCGTTGATGCATTGTTGCGCGCCATGATAACGGGCGCTGTCCCCGGCACCGTTCCTGTCAACGCGGTCCCGGCACCGCCGGACGACGTGTAGGTGAATACCGTGTCACCAATGACCGCGTAAAACGTATTTCCGACAGTCAGGCCGCCGCGAAAGACACTCTCTGTGCTTGTTCCGAAAGCCTTCAGTCCCGGCACGCGCCAATAGACGTATTGCTGTCCAGCCGTGCCGCTCAGCTTTTCCGGGAACGTATTGATAAGCCGACCGCCCGCTGTCTGCTCCTTGCGTCCAGGTGCAGAGATGACGGGGAATGGGATTTGACTCATTAGTAATAGACCGCCTTCTGGACCTGATAACTTGGCTGGCCGTTCGCAAGATAGCGCAAGCGATTTTCGTGCTTCGTCACCTGATCGAGATCGACATCCGCGCCAGAGAAGTCTGAAGCAGAGTGAACCGCGACGAGGCGCGCCAGCGTGTAGAAATACCTGTCAGGGATTTCGTCACGATCACCGATATAGACGATGTTCTCAATCTCGCTCAAAACAGGATCGATGTTATCATCAATCGTTTCGTATTCTGGCTGTCCAAGCGATTCGCCAGCGACGTGCTTGCCGAGAATGCTTGCCACCTTGTAGACAAGGTTATCTGCGGTCTTCGACATTGCGCGCCCTCAAAAGAGAAACGGGGGCCGAAGCCCCCGTCATGATCCCTTACGGAATGATGTAGTAGACGAGCATATTCAGGCGGCCAGTGCCGCCTGCGTTCGCCGCGGCGTTGAAGATGATCTGATGCACGGTTTCCGCGCTCAGAGTCTTCGGGCCGCCCGATGCCAGAACACCGGCACCGAACAAGCGCACGGTTGCCGTATCGTTGCCGATACCGTCGCCGGTGACGTTGACGAACACGCCCCAGGCATCAGTGTCGGCAGCATCCACGCCATTCGCGGCGTAGCCAGCATCGAAGTCGAGCGCCTCGGTGCCCGTATCGATGTCCTGACCGAAAATGGCAACGTCGAGAATGACGGCACCCTTCGGCGTGCGGCACATCTGGATAACGTCGTTCTGCGCAACGGCGGAGCCGATATTATACGTGCCGTAAGCGACCTTGAGGTTACCCGCAAAGCCGTGGCCCGCGACAGGCTTGCCAGAGGCAACCTGCGCGGAAGTAACAGTTCCGATAGCCATGTGTCAGGCTCCTTATGCGTCGGTCGAGCTGGCGACGAAGCCAGTCACAACACCGTGGTCTTTCGGGGTTCCGGTATCGCTGCCGGAAGCGGTGCCGAAGCGCATCTTGTCGATGCCATAGATCGACTCGATGGCAACGCCACGCTTGTCGCCGTAGTCGAAGGTCTGTTCCTTCGAGGTCCAGCGTTTCGCGTAGGCCGCGCCGACCGCCTGCGCACCGCAGAGATATACGGGAACGACGGTCGAAGTGTCGCCCAGAGCAGTCAGGGTGGAATACTCATAAAGGTCGTAATCTTCCTTGATGATCATTCCATTCCAGTAGAGATCGCCGCCCTTGAACAGACGGTTGTTCTCCATCTCAAGACGAACTTCACGCTGCGCCTGCTGCATGGCGGAACTCGACGCCAGATCGCGGAAGGCAAGCGGATGAGCGTAGACGACAAAGTAATGCCGGCCATTGGCCTCAGTGCGGATCGGGCGAATCTTCGGGTTTGCCTTGTTGAGGGCGATGAACTTCATCGCATCAAGGTTTGCCGTGGTCAGCAGTTCCGCAGCCGTGCCCTTCGTCAGGGTCGCGAAGCCAGCGGAGAGATCGCCGGACGACGCAACGTATGCGTTGTTTCCGAACCAAACGCGGTCCGAGTTGTTCTGCAACCAAACGTCAGTCACGGTGCCGCCATCCGCAGTGATCGCGGCGGCGGTCATCTCAATGGCAGTCGTGCCGTTGCTCATGCGGCCAAGCGCGCGAGAAATCAGGCGCTCGGTATCCTTGAGCGACCAATCCTTAAGAACCGACTTGGCAGCATCGCGCAGACCGATTGCCGAGAACTGCTCGTCAATTTCCGCCACGCGCACAGCGTTACGGCGCTTATCAACCGCCAGTTCGAACGAACGAGAGGCCATATCTTCTTCGTTGCCTTCAAGGACATCGCGGCCCGTGATGGCGTCCTGCGTCAGCTTGTTGACCAAGGCGAAGTTGATCCGGTCGCCCGGCTTCTTGGTGAGGTTTTCCTTGACCTGGATAATCGAATTTTCATTCGTACCCATTTCACCGGCATAGCGGTTTTCGGTCAAATATTCGGTGAAGTACTTGTCGTCCCACTGCTCAACAGTGAGACCAGAGGCAACACGAGTGTCAGCCATTGGTGCTTATCCTTTCGGGATCGACACCAGCAATCGCGACGGGATTTATCCCGTGCGTTGGCGATTGAAGATGTCTTGAAGTGATTGAGGGCCGGACCATGCCGGGCCGCTCCGAGCGCCCACATTGCGAGCGCCTGCGAGATTGGTGGGCATTACAGGCTGACGCTGCTGCGTCTGCTGGCCCTCTGTGCCCTGTTGAAGTTCTGCCGTGATCTTCTCACGCAGGTCGGCTTCCAGTTTGGCCTTGAAGGCCGCCGGGTCGTCACCGATTTCTGCCTGAGCGAGTTGGCGCTGATGCCACTGGACAGCCGCCGCGTAACGGTTTGGACTGCCAACCACTTTCTGGTAATCTGCCGGATCGAGCTTCTGGCTTTGCAACGCGCTGATAAACGCCTGCTCTGCCTCAGTCACCTTTCCTTCGGTGAAACGGCCAATCGCTGTATCCTTGGCGATAGCAAGAAGCTGTTGTTCAATGCGCTGGAACTCCGGCTGCACCACATGACGCGTGGCACCGGGGAAATCCTCGAATTGATCGGGCGGCTGCTGTTGTTCCTGCTTTGGCTTTTGCGCCTCTACAAGTTGCGCAATTCGCCGCTCCCAGGCTGCATCGCGCTGCGCAATTTCAGTGCGCAGACTTGATACTTCCTCGGTGTAACGCTTGGTCTTCTGCTTCTCGGCATGAAGGGCCTGCTGTGGGACGAACCCCTGCCTGCCTTCGCTTTCGCCTGAAGCTTCCTCCTGCTGACCAGAGCCTTCGAGCTGTTCGCCTTCGGCCTGTCCAGTTTGCGCTACATTTTCTTCAACAGCGGTCTGTTCGGACACGGCATCGCCCTGCCCGGACAAGATATTGTCCAGAGTGTTCATGTGGCTTCCTGTTAGTGTGATAGGTCACATACGCCCGCAGACCGGCGGCATCCGATGTTTAATGAGCCATCGTCTCAAACGCCCGTAACCCGGCGGCGGTATTCTTAAGCGGCAGGTGCCTTGCTTTTAGCGTCTCGGTCACGCGCTCTATCGCGGGCTTCCTGCGCCAGCTTGATCGGGGCCAAGCGAGCCTGCTGAATGATGTTGAATGCCTGCGCTTCCTTCTGGTCTGCGCTGGCGTGCTTGTCGCGGATGCTCGCGAGCTTTTCTGCGTCCTGAAGCTGCGGCGGCGGCTGATAATCTCCGCCCTGCTGCGCGCCCTGATCTGGCATACCGGCCTCATGTGCCTTGGCAAGGTTCAGGACGGCCTTGGATTCGGTTTCGGACACCTCGGCTACTGCGCCGCGCATCTTTAACTGCTCGACGGGTTGGCTCTGCTTGGCCTTCTGCTCGGCGCGCTGCTCCATGTCGTTGATGATCGCCTGTTTGCCCTTGAGGTTCGGCGTGGCGCGCACAATGGACATGAACGGGATTTCCCCGTCAGTGTCGAACTTCTTGAGTTCCACGAGGGCCTGGAACTGTTCGAGCTGCGGCGTCAGGCTATCCGGCGCTTCATCAATGATGATGTCGCAGTCAAGCTCAGCAACGCTGGCAACAATGCCCTTGATCTTCTCGGCGGCCTGCGGGTCTTGCTGCATCAGCATTTGAACCTGCTGTGGATCGACGTTCATGCCAACCCACTTCACGTTCTGCTCATCGTCAGTGACGCGAATCCATTTCTCGGCTGTCCAATACTGCCGAATACGATTCCAGATCGCGCGGAATACGCGCTTGTCCAGATGGCGCAATCCGTCCATCAGATCGCCAATCTGGATCATGCC